ACTGTTTGTGGGTAGCCATTAACAGCACCAATAATTTGTTCATCCCATGTTTTGGTAGGTGGATGTCCCACAATCTTAACATTAACACCACCACCATCTACAGAGTTGTAAGCAATATCACTATTAGATGCAGTAAAGGTAAAATGGTTATCGTCTGTTACTGTAATAGTAAACGTTCCATTAAGATGAGTATAATCCAAACCTTGCCCTTGATCATTAAATATATCTTCAGAACCACTGATAGTAATACTAGCACCAGTAGAGAATCCATGTTGTACCATAGTAACTTCTACAACACCAGAATCTTGTGTTGTTCTAAAAGGATCATCATCTAATGCAATCTCAACATTACCTCTTAATGTTCCAGTAACAACTGTACTGCTGGTATATCCAGTAATCTCTATCTCTGTTCCATGATATCTAATAATCTGTCCTACATAGTCTGATGTCCAATAAGCTGAAGATGTAGTGCAGGTTACACCAGTTGTACCTTTAGCTGTTGCGTCAATATCAAGTGTTATTCCATTATCAGCAAACTTGTAGTAAGGTTGGTAAGTTACTTCTCCATTTGTGCTTTCTTCAAAAGCAAATGCAGTAAGGGTAAATGTAGTAGCACCAGTACGTTTTAATATCTGTGGCATAAAATCTTTGTGTACTACAATCATAGTATCACCAGTCTGTGATACATCTAAATCAAATAACTGAGATGTAGTCCAAGGACAACTGGTTATAGTTTGTAGTAGTGTGCCATTGGTAGAATAAAATTTAACTGCTGTGTTTTGAAATGCGACAATGTACTCTTGCCCTTGAGAGAATACAAATGATTCTAATCTTGATTGACCACCAAGGTTTGCTCGATAAGCAGATCCACATCTTCTTTCAACACCACCTTGGTTAATAGGGATAACGTTTCTAGCTTTCTTTAATCCAGCACCATAAGCTTGTAAGTCTGTCCTAGATACCATATTAGGATCTAACTCACCTCTTAGAAAACTGGATTGATGTATTCTTTGCAAAGCCATATGTTATCCTATGGAGATGTTGCAGTAATATCATTCAATGCTGATCTGTTCCTAACATTTCTAAATCTATCTACATTAGCACGTCTTGTTGTTTGTGCTTGTGAATCAATTGATTTGGCTTGTTGTAATTGTGCTACTGCTCTTTGTGCATACAGATTAGCCAGTTGATCATTTCTAGCTATAGCACCAGCAAACAAAGATGCTAGTTCGAAAACTAGCACCTTTGCGAAGTAAGGGGGAAAGATACTTTCACTTGGTTGGAAGGTATAATCAGCTATTACAGTATCACTGGTTGATGTGTTTGTAAATATATTTTGCTCATATCTATCATAATTAATTACACTATCTGATACAGTTACTGTGTGGAGTATTAATGCATCAGAAGGTAAAGCATATGAAGCTTCATATCTTGCGTCTGGATTTGTTGTGTTTTTACTTAGTTGTACTTGTTTGGAAGCAAATCTCCATCTGCATTTTGTTAGCAGATCTTCTACTGTTGTTTCATATAATTGATTTGCGACTATAGATTCTGTGGTGTTTTGGCTAAAACTAGTAATGGTATTAGCACCAACTAATACCAAAGCTTGATTACATATATCAAATTTACTTAATGCCATAGTGTCCTCATGGTGAGGGGGGCGAACCCCCCTCTAGTTGGTTATGTACCGTTAGTAACTGTAACAGTTGCCGCACCAGTAGCTGATGTAACAACTAAAACGTCTACTGCAGGTGTGCCACCAGTTGATGTAACAGCATTGATAATGTCAAACTGTTTCAATTCATTGGTTGCGTTGTTGAAGTAGCCAGATGCTATAACAGTCGCAATTGCGTCTGCTGAATCATAGTAGAAGATTCCATTAGCACCACCAGCAACTTTCTTTAAATTACTTGCAGAATAAGCCATTTGTTATCTCCTTTACTCTGTGATTTGTACTTTAATAGCACCGTTGTTATCAATCATAACTGCACCCATGGACATATATGATGTAACAAGGTTACTTACTTTTTCTGGGATGTAGTTAATTTCTGTTCTAATATCTGTACCCATGCCAAGTCCTACAGATGTTCTGTGGAATGCATGACATTCACGAGTTGTTCCAGATAATGATAGACCAGAATGTGTGAACCACATAAAGCCCAACCATCTTTTAGCTGTAAGACCACCAGCATATGGTAGATCAGCTTCACCTACGTATTCCATACGTGAGAACTGGTCAATTTGTAGAAGGTCTGCCCATCCTGCTGGAGATACAACGAAGTATCTTTGTCCATCATCAGGAACATCTCCTTCACCAAATGATTCATATACACTTAGTGCTTTTGCTAGTGTTAGTCCTGCAGATCCGTGAGCAATGTTGTTACTGTTTGTACCAGCATCTAGTACGTCAATAACAAGTTGGTCAGTTTTTCTACCTAGAGCGGCAGAAGCAGATGTTGCTAGAACTTGTCTTTCATCTATGTTTGTTTTCAATTCATCTAGTCTGTCGACATAGTCGGCGGCATAGAAGTCTGAAAGTGTAACGTCAACATTAGAATGGCTGATATCCATTGTTGGTACTTGTGCGTGTCTGCTTTTTGATACTGCACTACCTGTGCCAACTTTTTGGAAACGAGCCTGATTCCCAGTAACGTTAGATTGCCTTACTGTATTACGCAGTTTTGAACCCATACGTTGGTAAGCCATATGAACTTCGGCTTCAAACTGCTTAATAAAGGCATTACTAATTGTGGTAGCCATAATGCTCTCCTTTAAGTTAAAAGTTAAAAATCAAACAGTTATCCAACTTAGACTATATCGGTTGCCCATTTCGGACCTATTTCATCTAATATGGGCTGTGTACCATATTTGGTTACACTAGGTAACCTCTTATAGAAATACATTATTTTTACACCCTTGACAAGTGTATGTTGTGGTCTGAAGCTAAACCCTTGCCATTTTAACCATTTTATTGAGGTTTCGTTCTCTGAAATTATGTAATTTGATACATAAGAGTAGTGTTCTTCTAGGTAGGATAACCATCTTTTATTCTTTCTTAAGAAATCTAAATAGTGTTCTTCGATTAAATCAGACGCAAGAAACCATATTCTACCAATTGATTCGTTGCGTGCAATAGGCATAACACCAAAGATACCGACAACATCACTTTGTTTTGTGAAGATTGTATAAGTATGGATGTTTTTGAGTTTGCTTCTGAAAGGAATCATCAAGGATTGTAGGGGATCTAATCCCCAAAGTGCAATCTCATACTTATCAATCTGTCGGATCTTTGGTGCTAATTCCCAACAGTGATCTGGTACTGTCTTTTCAACAAATAAGCTTATCGGTATAACCTTGAATAAGCATCATCAACTCTCCTAACAAAAGCTGGATCTCTTTCTTTAGGATCGTAGTACCTTCGATCAGCCATCATAGCCCTCAAATCTTCAGCAGTTAATGGTCGTTCTGGCTGTGCAACATCATTAGCTCTGCTAATAGTTTGCCTTTGTGTTTCCATCATTCTTTCTAAAGCTTCTACACCCTCAGCAGTTGCACCTAATGTACTAGCAACAGCTTCATATTCTTCTGGTGAAAAGAAAGATGATGCCCAGCTATTAACAGCTTCTAATCTTGCATCAGCATTTTCGCCTAACTTACCACGTTCTGTTTCTATATCTGGCATATTACCTAAGTAACTGTCAATATATTTATTAATGCCTTCTTCAAATATTTCTTGTGAGTAAGCATTTTCATCACAATGTTGTCGCCACCAATCTGTCATAGGGTTAGCTTCAAGCATTTCCTCATTAACACCTTCTGGTAATTTAGGTAGCTCATAGCTTTCTGGCTTTTCAGAATCAGCTTCTTCTGACAATTCATTGATAATTACTTCACGTAATTCATCTTTCTTGCCACCAACATACTTCTCAAGGTTGGTATATGCCTTACTAAATTCTTCCATGTTTACTTGACCAGCATCTGAGTTCCAAAATTTCTCTGGAATATAATCTGGTCTTGATACAGGATCTGTAGTAGTAGGTGCAGAATCTTCAACTGATGCAGATTCTTCTACTTGGTTATCCATTGTTTCATTTTCGTTCATGCTTTTTTATCCTTTACTATTTGTTGACTTTTACCTTTGTTAATTCTTCTTTGAATTAATCCGACAATATATCTTTGCCCTTCTAAATGCATTAGATGTTGTTGCTCGATATTAGGACCACCTACTGTTTCTATGCTAATAGAACGCAAGTATTCTAACACTTTTAAGCCAGTTGGACTACTAAATGCAACAGCAAACGAATCATTTAACTGTTGCTCATCTAGTGCATCTCTTTCAATATTATCTAATCCAATAAGTCTATTTGTTTTTTGTTCCATCTACCTCTCCGTATTCTTTAATTAATATTGCGTGCAAAAACCAGATTGCCTTCTTTATGTCCTCTGCTCCGTTTTTTTCCCTATGTCTAACTATATACTTGATAGCTGATGCATCTGGGTATGGCATCTCACGAACAAAGTCATATGTCTGTAGTTTGTTACCACAAGAACACACACCCTTTTGGTAGTAAGATGGATTAATCCTATCTTCTGTCATACTATTTCCTTTATCCAGTTTCCATTACTGTCGAGTACCATTGGCAACAGTCTTGGAATACCATTGATTATAATTCCACAGCCTAATACAAATCTTGTAGAAAAGTTTTTAGCATAGCTAAATGCCATAGACTTTTGATTGATTAGACAGCCTACGTTCATTCCCCAATACAAATCATCTGGGTTAGCCCAATAGCTAATACAGAACTTTGTATGGTAATGACCTTGCACTGCTGACATTCCCATGGTTTGAGAAACCTTTAGTACATCAGCAGATTTACCATGAGTAAAGTGTACTCTCTTGCCATTACTCATTTTAAGTGTAAGATCATCTACCCATTTCCATTTCTTAGTGCCTAGGAAATCTCCATAAGGTCTTAGGAATTGTGCAGACATTCCATACTTAATTGCTCGTCTATATACCAAACTACTATGGTTACTGTGTACTTCAGTAACATCTGGGAATATAGATTCTAATTCTTTAATATATCCTTTTGCTAAATTTAATTCATCACCAGCAGATGGTAGATCTGGATTGTGTTCATGCATAGATATTGCATGGAAGTCTAACAGATCTCCAATATTAACAACTGTATCTGGTTTAAATTGTTTTTTTATTTCTTTAAGAAATTCAAAAGAATCTTTGTGATGATAAGGGATATGTAAATCACTTATAACAAGAACGCATTTATGCATAATAAACTCCTCTAATTGCGTTTAGGCAATTAGGTCTGCTCTGGTGGTAGTCCTTGCTGTTGAGATAGTTGCTGTAATTGATATGCCGCTTCCCTCATTTCTTCCTCGGAACGTATTAGTTCCTCTGGAACACCAAGTTTTTTTGCTACAAATTTAGCAACTTCATCTTGTTTAACCAAGATGTTCAAAAGTTCTGGTCCTACCCTCATTTGAATCATACCTAAGAACCTATCAATAGTTGCAACATCCTGTTGATGCTGGGCTTGTGCCAATGGTGAAGATGATCTTATCTTAATCTCTCTACCATTCACTACTGGTATTTTTATTCTCCCCTGTTTTTTCAGTATATATATCACTCGCTGAATTACTGGATTAACAAGTTCAGCTTGTAATCTACCGAAAGCCGCCCCAATCTGCCTAGACAGATCAGCCATTCTTTCTGCCACTTCTGTAGCAGTCATTGGTGTTTTCTCGTTTGGTGTACCTAACATATCATTATAGAGTGCTTTCTTAATATTGGTTCTCATGTCCCTTAATACTAAGTCAGACACATTAAAATTACCTGCTGGTGCGATTGGTTGTAACCCAGCAGAACCAGATGCTTTTGGAATAATTGTTCCGGGAATAAGTGCGATATTATCAACATTGATAACACCATCATCTTCCACTTGATACATTCCAGAGATTGCCATCTGGGCATTTTCTAAAATAAGTTCGATAACTAAGTTTGCTGTTTTGATTGCTGGTAGTGCAAGTTGTACTGGTCCTCGACCATAAACTTCACCAGCTACTTTAGACCATCTGTATACAATATACGGATTAGATCCTAAACCTTTATATGTTTCTTCTACAATCTTATGTTCATAAGCAGTAGCAATGACACAATATTTATATTCTTCTTCTTTTGTATTAGCATAGTTTCTATAAACAATTTCTACTACATCACATTCTCTATCACCACCACGTTCCATATCCATAGCCATCTTGTCAGACATTGTTCCATTAGGATATGCGTGGATTAAATCTTTCATTCTAATTTTACGATTACGATATACATGATCTATGTTGTCATCATGACCAGCATCTAATACAACTTGTGGTAATGGGATAGCTTTAAATCTAACTGGGTGTACTGCATCACCTTCTTCTACGAGAAGAACACCAGTACCAATCGCACAATCTAAAAATGTTTCATGTACTTCTTGTGCAAAGTTAGAGTTCTGTAGTATTTCAAATACATACTCTGTAACTGAATCAAGTTCTAAGTTTACATCTTTCTGTTGGTCTTTTGGTATTTCTGAACCAGCTACAAGGTCAGCCCATCTTGCGTAGTTAGGAACAATACCAGCTTGTAATCTACTAGCAAACTCCTGTACTCCAACAACAGCAGTTTCATCAAAGATTCTATCTGATCTTCTTCTGCCTATAGATTCTGAATAAAAACTTTCTCTTTGAGGTAGGGTAAATTCATAACATTCTTCAAATGTTGGTAGCCATAAATCTTTTACAGCTTGTGCGTTTTTATAACGTGTCAATAATCTTCTGACATCATTATCAAAAGGATTTTCATTAGCTTGAGGTTTTACGTCAATAACCATTATACACCTAGTGTATCACGTGTTTGCACATCACCTTGTATTTGGAAACCTTGTCCACCCCTTCTACCAGACAACAAAGACTTTCTTCCTTGTTTGCCAGTGTAAGCCGCAACTCTCATTTCAAACTGTTTTTGTTTATCTTCTGCAATTTGTCTTTGCTGATCAGAACGCATTCTTGCTCTTTGCTCTGCTACACTTGCATCTTCTGGGATTTGGGCTGGTGCTTTAGGTTTTGCTAATAAAGAGCCTACACACATTATCTCATCCTTTCGTAAACGGATCTCGGTTTAACATTAAAGACATCAAATTTTCGTCTTGCTATTACAGGTTTACTCTGTTTTTCGCCTATTGTCAATGCACGACCTTCTCCAGCACCTAATAATAGGTATTGGAAAGCATCATGCACATGAGAAAATCTATTCTTATTTGGTCTATCATCATACCTTTCACCACTAACTTGTAGTCGTTTGTAATGATACCCACCATCAAAACCTTTAATTAAGTTTGTACACTTCGGATCTATTAACATTCCACTTTCTCCATCTGTCATTCTATTTAATACAGCAGTTACTGATTCTAATCTAAGAGCGACATCATTGGATGGAGCTGGTCTAGCATTTAATCCACGACCACGTAGTATCTGAAATGGTGTTGATTCGTCAGTCTGTACTCTCTGATCTCCAGCAGGATCACCAAAGATAATAAATTCACGAGGTAGATATTGTGCCATATGTTGTTTCATTATCTCAGAGAATCGGACAATGCCCATATCCTCTGCAACTAATTCATCAAACACAATCCATCTACCACGCAGTCTTTGTGCAAACACACAAGCTGGTGTTAATCCAAAGTCTATTCCTACAAATACTGGGACACCATCAGCAATAGCTAGATCACCTTTGGCAACATGAGTACTATGTACAAATGATTCGTAGACTGGTTTACCATCAGATACTTGTCCTAGTTTATTTAGGACATATACATCTATCCATGATTTCGTCTTACCACGGATAATATTCTTGTAGTATTCTGGTGTCAAATTGTTTCCATTTTCTTTTGTAGGGTTATCCTCATAATCCGACACTTCATTATTCTTATCTTTTATTTCTAACATAGCTGGTGGTTGGTTATAGAAAGTCCAGTTATCTGGCTTAACCAACATCTTAGCTTCTGCTTTGGAAATATAATCAGGCAATACAGAATCACCAGATAGTATCGACCACCAATGTTCTGTATCTGGTGGGTTGGTGTCTGCAATAACACCATACCAACTAGGACCACCATCTCTCATAGATGGATAACGACCTACCCTCATAGAACAAGCATCTACAATAGACTTGGGTATTTCTCTTGCTTCATTAATCCATACCCCAGTTAGCTCAAGAGATAGAAGTTTCTTGACATCTTCTGGTCTATCAAGTGCTAAGAATATAACTTCAAGATCTATATCACCTTTTTTAATATGATGTGTAAATGGAACAGACCAATGGAATGGACCCCATTCATCTTCTGGAAACCAGTCAAGCCATGTCTTAATTGTAGTAGTTTTTAATTGTGGGTTTGTGTTTCTAATGACAGCCCAGCGAGATTTACGTTTGCCATCATCACCTTGCTTTTGCATTAATGCTCTACGGAATACTTCAATACAACAAGCAACAGACTTGCCACTACCTACTGGACCACGCAGTCCTCGAAGGAAGCTTTCATCTTTCATAAATAGCTTTAATGTTTCGCCATCTGGCTTATAATTCAGTGATCCCATAATCTACTGCTAACTTAATAAGTTTTTCTTTTGTTGTGTCTGATAAGGATTCTATGATCTTATCTGCTTCATAATCCGTAATCTTTTCTGTAGGATAGTTTTTCATATGCTGTGTTTTTACTACAGCTCTTAAAGCATTAAGATCTTTGATTAATACTTTTCTATAGATACTAGTCATTCATTCTGTCCATAATTAATAGATCAGCCATACGGATTGCTTCTTCTTCTGTATGACCTTTCAACATTTTGCCTTCAATATATTGTTGCAATCTTTTTTCTTTATCTTCTGCCCTACGCATTTGATCATTGTTCTGCATCTTTACTGCACGTAGTTGCATCTTCTGCAATCTTGTTAAAGGCTTTTCTTCTTTCTTTGGTTCTGGTTTAGTTAAGTTTTTCTTTGGTGAAGGTGTCATATGCCACATACTCCTCTGCTTTTAATAATAACTCAAGACAAGTAATCATCTCGTTCTTTTCAACAATCACTTGAGTTAGTAGTTTATTAGCATTTGTTAAAACTGCAATCTGTTTTTCC